GGCCGCTTTGCGTATAGCCTCCGGGTGCTGTTGGGTTGTTCTGGCCTGCGGCCACTACGGCAGGGTTTTGAGACGTGCCGGGAGCGGTCGGATTTCCCTGTGTAGTGATACTTCCCATTTGGGCGCCGATAATAGGGGTTGCCATGTATGTCCTCTAAATTGAAAGCATTTCAGGTGTGACGGTATTCCGCGCAACCTCTCCGAATTCCTTGTGATAGGTGATCGCAACGCACTGGCGCTCCGACATCCATCCGCCGCGTGATGCATAGGCGTCGCGTGCGGCCAGCGTGGAGTGCTGCATTACCTTCATCGCCGGATGTTCCTTCTCCTCGACGTGGTGTCGATGCCCCGTGTGCGCGTACCGCTTCGTGGTTTCCCCCCACATCTTCGCGAACTGTCCGGCGAACAGCAGGGGAAGTTGGTCGTTCTTCTTCAAGTGACCGTGGTGCCAGCACAGCATGGTTTTACCGTGCTGATACGCGTAGTACGGGAGTTCCGAGTCGATCACCGTAACACGCGGCTCTTTCTCGTACAGCGCTTGGAACATGGCGCGCAGCCACACGCTCGAAGCCGGGTCGTGATTCCCCTCTGCAAGCAGAACGATCACCTTCTCGTGCCGTACCAGCGCGTAGTTGACGACCCTGCGTAGGATGCGTATTGCCGCACGCACCACTTTCGGAAAGCGGCCGTCCTGGTCGAGCAAGTGCCCGGAAGTCGGGGTCACCGCGTTCAACCCGTCCGAGTGCAGGAAGTCGCCAAGCTGCGCCACGATACCTACGCCTGCGGCCGGCGCTGAATTGACCATGTACTCGAAGCACCCGGTCAATGTTTTCTCCGCGATGCCTAAGTCCCAATCGCCATTCGCATCCTGGTTTTCCTTGTGCCAAGCCAGCATTCCGACGTGCGAGTCGGTCAGCGTGTAGACGTTCGCCAAGTTGGATAGCGTGTGGTAGGCATGGGTGATTGGTTCCTGGCGCGGCAACTCTTCCGCCATCGCCTCAAAGCCTTCGCGCATGATGATGGCTTGGCGATCTTTGTCCGGCGTGGCGATCACCCACTGTTGCCCAACGGTTCCATCGGGGCGGTAGTTTGTGCTGATCCTGGAAGCATTGAATCCTTCCGCAACCGGGTTCGTCCATCCATGCGGCGGAGAGTATGCCTGCCTTGCCGCCTTACGCTCCACCGCGACAATCACGCGGTTGATGGTCGCCTTGTTTAGGCCGAGCGCCGTTGCTGCCTTGCCTCCGCTGCCATGTTCCAAAACTGCGTCAATAATTTCTTTTTGACGATCCGTTGCGAAGTCCTTCAGGCGCTCATCGATCATTCCCGTCCTCTCACGAAAACATCAAACTCCGGTCCGGTGCTTTCATCGTACAGCGCGGCTATCTCGATGGCGCGCTCAACCGTTGCGCCGGCCCGCATCGCGCCAAGGGCGAATGGCGCCCCGGTTCCGATGGCGAAGTATTCTTCCCGCACTACGACCGGAACCAGCCAGTCACCGTACCAATAAATAGCTCCGGCAGCCGTCAATTCCAGAACCTCGACATCCCCCTCCTCGAAATATTCTGGAGGATCGCCGCCATCCCGCTTCCACTCAATGAAACGTAGGCACTGAGATATCTTCCCGGACACCCCGAAGATCGAGTCTCCCACCCGAAATATCTTTTGCGTTTGCATGATCGGACTGCACGCACGCCGGTCCGAAACCATTAAATCCCTGGTACAGATTACTGTAGTCATTGAGCAATTCCGCGATGTAAAAGAACGGGAAATATAAGCAACAGACGGCGTAGATCATGATGCGGATACCGGGAAGTGCCGCAGAATCCCGCGATAGATGACCGGCCCCATGTGGTAGGCGATTGGATTGACATCATCCAAGCCGCCCGGCAGTTCCCCCAACTGGAAAGTCGGGTGGGAGTCGGTCCACGGCGGCGGCGGCACCAGCACCACCGGGTCGAGCAGGTTGACCGTCGAAATTTCAAGATGGATCAATCCCGCGTCGCGTTGCTTCTTGCACCAATCGGCGTATTGCTGCATGCCCAGGTGTGGCGCCTCGAACAACGACAGCATGTCCACCCGGATGCCATCCACCGCGAACAGTGAGGCAACGCCGTCTGCCAGTGCGGCCCCACGCGAGTGGCCTTGAATCGCGATCTTGGGCTTGCCGATGACCGACGCCAGTTCGGCGCGCATCTGCTTGACCACTTGATAGATCGCCTGCGCCGCCGACAGGAATTCGTGGTGGCACGGACCGAATACCGGATGACTGGTCGGCGTGAACTCGAAATTGTCGCGCCAGCCTTCCCAATCGTAGGTGCCTTCCGGCGTGATCGTCAGCGTGTCGTCGAAAACCTTGATGCCGACTTGATCGTCGCCGATCTTCAGCACTTGGTCGAAGTCAACGATGGGTTCCTTGTAGATCGCCACCATCGCGAGCCATGCGGCCATCTGGCGGCTTATCACGGCAGCACCACGCCCGATCCAGAACACGCCGCTTGCGCCTTACGGTAGCCCGCATTCAGCGCGGCCAAGATTTCGTTGTTGCACAGCAGGCCGCAATCGGTAGCCGGTTTCGTAGCGGCCTTCAGACCATCGGAAATTGCTTGGTAACACGCCGCGGCTTCAGGACGATTGTTGGCCTTGGCTTGAGCGATTGCCGTGGCCGCATCGGCCTCGGTAAAGTTCTCCAGTTTTGTCTCTGCTTTTTGCACGGCAGGCAAATTTGAGCATCCGGCGAGCATGACCATTATGGCGAGTCCAGCAAAAAGGTTTTTCATGCTTGATCTCCTTCTGTTTTTGGTTGATTTGCAAAGTTTTCGTCCACGTCTGGAACGCTGGCTGTGGTTCCCGGCGAGCCGAGCGGAGGAAGCTGTTCAGGCTCGCTTCCGTCGTCCTGTTGGTTGACGTGGTGCAACGGATTTCTATTCATGATTGGCTCCTACAGGAAGTGACCGACCGCAATGCACAGCGCGGCCACGAACAACAGCCAGCCCTGCCACCAATACAGCACGCTGTCCCAGTTCCACCAGTAGAACGCTCGCGCCATACTCAGCAACGCAAGACAGCCCAACACACCGACGATCCACCAGATCATTGCTCGACCTTCGGAATGATGATGTTCGGCAGCAGAATCTTGATGGCGGCGGAGACGAACCCGCCGATTGCGGCGCACTGTCCCCAATCGAGATTGGCGTACTTGCTGCCGGCGACCGATAAAACGAACGCGACTCCCTGCCATGTGGATGCCTCCGATGCGCGTGCGGCGATATACGCCAGCAGTGTTTCAAGCTTGGTCATTTGCCCCTCCGTTAAACAAAGCAGTTTCGGCCTGACGGCGACGTAGAAGGCCAGCCAGAAAGACGCCGCCAGCGAGATCCCATTTATCAATCTCATTGGCCGCTCCCTGGTAATCGCCGGCATTGAGAAGCTTAAGTAGCGTGCTGCTTGCAAGGTTGCCGCGACCCAGATTGAAGTCGAAGTCAACCAGCGCATCGAACTCACCTTGCGTCAGCGGAACCTTAACCAGATAGTTCACGTCGTTGACGCTGGTCTGGATGTTGGCGAGCAAGTCGTGCATGGCCTGCGCCTGGGTAATCATCGACCCAGGCATCACGTCGTGCGTGTTACCGTAACCATTCGTCCAGCGCCCAACAGAGTCCTTGTACGCGGTAAGCCTGCAACCCTCGAACTGCGCGGTGAGATCGAGGCCGTTCTTGCTGTAGACCATTTCCGGATTCATTTGTCAGCCTTCCCGTGCAGCCGCTCGTTGAACTGGATGCTCATAAGGTTGATGTCGGAAATGATCTTGTCCAGCTTTTCCAGGATAGCCCTGACAGTAGATTGGTCAGGATGATTCTGTGCGACGTACAGCTTGTACGCGCTCAGGTCATCCTTGGTTTTCTCGGCAACCGTCTGCACGCCTTTGAAGTTCGACCACAACACGACGCCAAGCGCGGTCGTGATAAACTGGAATACCGAGAGAAAGATGATTGTGATTTCGTAGACCGTCATGGTTGCACCTATTGCACCTGTGCCATTATGTGAAAGTCAGTCACTAGGAGATCAACCCGACCTGCGTCGAATATCTCGGAGCCGACGTACACCCCGACGATCTTTAAACTATCGGCATACGCCGCCGTGATGTTCGGAGCGCGAAGCAGAAGAGCGCGAATGTCGATTGGACCCGGCGTCGTCGGAGGAAAATACGTGATGTTCCCTGTGCAGCGGTCGTACTCCGAATTCGCGCACAGATCGAACCTCCCTTCCAACTCCTGCTCTACGTAGTAGATTGATCCCGCCGGGTCTTGTAGCGTCACACCCACTGTGGCGCGAGCACGCGAACCAGTGAACACCGGGATCACGTACGATATGTCGATCACTGGATGCTGGCTGATGTACACCACTCCGCTTACGCCGACGTTGAGCAAGCTGGCGTTGTACAGGCCGTTCCCAGGAGGGGAAGAACTGATAAGCAATCCAGCGGGCTGATACGTGCTGGACCACGTTTCGGTATCCGTCCACCATGCAACCGAGTTGGTATAGCCTCCGGAATCCTGGTAGAACGAGTCGGGACCGAACGACGGAGTTTCCATCGTGCCGTGCGATACCCAAGCATTGACGTTGCTCTGACCGCCCTGGATTGCCCAATTCGCATCGGCGTAGACGATCTGGTCGCCGACGTGCGCAAGCGATACATCGACGATCAGCGGATTAAACGCCGCAGTCGTAGTTGTCGTGGAAGCAACAGTGGTTGTGGTTGCTCCTGCCGCGGTGGTTGTATTCGCCTCTTGCGT